TGCTCACACATACTACAGGAACACAGGAAATGTAGGTCTTTCAGTCGCTGCGATGAAAGATTGGAATTGGGAGAGTTATGGACCAACAAAACCTCAACTTGATGGTTTGATGGGAGAAGCAGCGGTTGTTGCTAAAGGTTGGGGATGGAAACCATCTGATGTTACCGTAAAAAGAGTTATGACGCACGCTGAAGCAGCGTCAAACAAAGATGGTAGATCACCTCATGATAACTATGGTCCTCAATTCTGGGGTGGTACTGGTGAGCGTTCTGACTTACATAAATTAGGCAGAAATGAAAAAGATGGTTCGGGTGGAGATAAACTTCGTCAGATGATGAAGAAATTTATGGGTATGTCAAATCCTCCTTTACTTAAAGAAGTCGGTCCTGGTTCAGGTCCTGGGGGAGGAACTCAGAAAGCAGGATCGATGAATAGTAGTGAATATAATTTACTACAACGTTTAGTTCTTGCAGAAGCAGGTGGTGAAGGTAAGATTGGTATGTCACTTGTTGCTCGTTCTGTATTGAACAGAGCAGGACTTATTCAATCAGGAAAAGTTGGACCTGGAATGTTCATGGCGAATGATTCGTCTGTGACTGGTGTTATCATGGGTAGGAATCAATACGAACCTGTTAGTAGTGGTACTATTAATGATAGTCGATCACCAGCACAGATGCAATCTGCTAAGGAAGCAATTGAAATGGCAAGAAATCCTGCAAATCTGAGAGGAACTCTTGAAGGAGAAGGTTTACAAGCAGCACAAATTAACTACTTAATGGCTTCTACTGGATTTAGAACTGGTTCTGCATTTAATGACCCCTCACAAAATGTTAATGTAGTTAAATATAAAAATCACTTCTTTAATACTGCTGGTAATAAAGATGTCAAACATTCACTTGCTGAAATTGAGAATGGTGGCACTGGTGGTGGACATGGTGCTGGTGATTATGGTGGTGGACAAACAAATGGAGATAGTCGTGGAGTTCAATTTGATACCGATTTTAGTAAGTTAGTTTTAGGTGACAGAACATCTGTCTCCACTAGTAATAAAGCTGGGTATACATATGGAAACGCTGCTTCACGTCGTAGAGCAGATGGTGCTACCGCAGGACCTAGTGCGGTTGGTGCAACAAATGTTGCACAGAGACAAAGAATTCAGCAGTCAACTAATGAAAGAAACAATGCTAGAAGACAAATCAATGAAAAAACTAGAGAAATGATGGCCGCGGCATTAGAAGCAGTTGGTCAACAAAATGGAATGAATGCTCAGATGGTTGCATCTGCACAACAAGCAATTATGCAGATGCAATCACAAGCGGGTGGTGGGCAACAACCTCAATTCATTCCTTCTGGTGGTGGTATTTCTGGTGCTGGAATTGGTCGTGCTCTAGGTGGTGATGTTGGTGCTGCTATTGGTGGAACAGCAGCTGCCGTTCTTAATTCTACAAATAATCCCCTTAAAGGTATATTCCGATGACGATTGCTAGACAAAAACCAGGTGATATTGAATTATCCATAAGTATATTCCGAAATGGGGAAAAGTTAGAGGATAGTAACGGTAATTATGACCTGAAAGAATATGTTAAGGGTTTAGAAATTTACGAGAGTATTAGTTCTGCCACCATAGAAGCAATGATAGTCATCAATGATTCTGGTGGTTTGATTGGTGCTTTAACTGGTTCTGAAGTATTCCGAATTGATATAAAAAGTTCTGTGTTTGACAGAGTATTTTTTATGAGATCGTATGAGATTCAGTCTCGTTCTAGAACCAATCAAGATACTGAAATTTATATTCTCAATCTGTGCTCAGATGAATATATTAAAAATGAAGTGATTAATGTATTTGGTAATACTGAGGTTGTCTTCTCCAATAAAACAGAAACTTCTGAAATTATTGAAGAAATTTTGAAGGGTAAAAAATATATGGGTACAAAGAAAAAAGTCTTCTTAGAAGAAACTTTAAATAGACAAACCTTTGTTGCACCGAACTGGAGACCATTTGATTGTATCTATTGGATGTCTCAGCGAGCAGTTCGTAAGACTCAAAAGGGTAAAACTCTTCAAAATGGATTTGCTTTTTATGAAAACGCATTAGGATTTCACTTCAAGTCTATTGATAAAATGATTGAAGATATCAATAGTCAGGATAGTGTGGACAAAACTAACCAGACAACTGGGGAACCAAGACTTTATGTTTATACTCAAGCACCAAAACGGGTTGATGATGGTACTGAAGACCAGTTTAAAATTTCTAAGATTGTATTCCCTGGAGAGAAAAACTTTTTGATGGGTTTAAGACATGGAACTTGGTCTGGATATAGTATTGGATTTGACCCTAATACCATCTCAAACTCTAAATTTGGTGAAAGTACAGATATGTCTGTAGATGCTTATCGTTACAGCATTAATGAAGAGTGGAATAAAATGTCTCACTTAAGAGGTGGTAGAAATAGCAATCCTATTGAGTCCATGGATGATGGTGTTAAGGCAATGATTGATTATCCAAAACGAGTTAGATATACGGTATTGCCTAATCAAGTCTTTGATCCCAAATATCAAAACAATCCTCAGAAAAACTATGAGGCATTAGTAGAATTGCAAGCATATCAATGGATGAGAATGGAGTCATTGAAATCTACCAAACTTCAAATTGAAATTCCTGGAAATCTTGACTTGTATGTTGGTGCTGGCATTGAGATTGAACTACCAGCAACATTTAGAAAAGGTAGTAAACCAACACTCGATGAAAGATATAGCGGTAGATACTTAATTGCTAGTTTATCACATAAAACAACAGGATTCAACATGGTCACAGAACTTTTATTGATGAAGGATTCGACCATCTAACTTGACAAGCATTCACCAAAGGACTATAATAACCTTGTGAGAGGTTCAGGACAACTTTGATCTTCTCCTAAATACTACTGTATCACTATTATACATGCTATGGAAAGCATCGAAAAGCATATTGAAAAGGACAGAGAGATTTTGGATACTCCATCCATTTCTCCACAACAACGTCGTCATATTGAAGGAGAACTGCAAGAACTAGAAGAGTATGCAGAACATCATAAGTCAGAGATTGAAGCAGGAGATCATCATGACCCTACTTACTTAGAGCTCTTTTGTGACCAGAATCCATCTGAACCAGAATGTTTAGTTTATGATGACTAACTTTGAAGAATATATTATTGGTAATTGGTCAAATAAATCACAAGCGCAATCTAATCCCCATCATTTTGTTTCAGTAGAGATTATTTGGAAACATCATGAAGAGGGATATCAGTCAATGAATTTTAAACGTTGTGATGGACCAGAAAATTATTACAGAAAAAAGAATCATAAAATTATCGAACTGTCTGAAAATGAAGTATTAGTAGAAAACTATCATTTGGACTGGACAAGACACGAAGATTGTGATATGATATTTAAGTTCGATGGCAAGGCATGGCACGGTCAACTTGCTGGAGATAAATGTAGAGGTTATCGAGGAGATAAAGTAATTTCTGAGATTCATGTCTTCAAAGACAAACTACATACTTGTGACCAAGGAATAGACTTGGAGACAGGTGAACTTATGTGGGGCAGTACTGAACTGTATCGCTTCACTAGAAAGCTCGAATAGCTCAGCGGTAGAGCACCTCCTTTACACGGAGATTGTCGGGGGTTCGATCCCCTCTTCGAGCATGTTCAACTTATTATTATGAACAACAAAGTTATTAATGTTTTTTTGACACTCGGACTTTTGGGGTCTGTAGGTCCTGCCATGGCAGACCCAATCAAAGAAACTGAATACAGGACTAATCATTCCTTGGGATGTATGCTTCTTGGTGAATGCACTGATGATGTAGTCAAAGTAACCTCCATGCTTGATATCTCATCTAACTATGATGATATTGAAAAGTTTACCAATGTGACAGGCGAGTTCCATAATATCTTGCACTCACTCAATTTGATTGGAGTCAATGTATACCTTGCTGATGAGAAGTATTTCCCCTCAGGACATCGTGGAGTATATCATACTGTCTCCAATAACTTCTTTCTGAATAAGAACTTTATGGGTGATCCTGCAACACTGATGATGGTGATGCGTCATGAAGGATGGCACGCTGCACAGGATTGTATGGCAGGTACTATTGATAACAGTTTAATTGCTATTATTATGCCTGAAGATGAAGTCCCTATGATTTGGCGTGTATTAGCAGAACGCACCTATCCTAAGTCTGCTGTGCCATGGGAAGCAGAAGCAGGTTGGGCAGGTCGTACTGAACATATGACTATGAATGCTCTTGCGGCATGTGCTGGTGGTTCTATGTGGGAAGTTTATGAACCCACCCCATTAACACGTAAGTACCTGGAAGACTTCGGATATCTCGATAAATAACTTTGTAGCATTTGCAAAATTATGCAAACAATTGATGGTATCATTAATGAACCTACAGTAAATTTTGTCGGTAAAGACGGATTTTTCTGGTGGGTTGGTGAGGTAGAGGACAACGAAGATCCCATGGAATTGGGTCGTGCTAAATGTCGTGTTCTTGGGTATTACACTAATGTTCGTGGAGGAACTGTAGGCGATTTACCTACAGAACATCTTCCATGGGCAACTGTTCTGCAGCATACATCTCAAGCAGGTAATGACGGTCAGGGTGAATCTTCTGGTCAGTTACAACCTGGTGCGATTGTTATGGGATTCTTCATGGATGGAGAATCTGCTCAAATGCCAATTATTATTGGTGTTCTTCGAGTCAAAAAATCTGCAGATACTTCAACCGAAAAAATATTTGCTTTTACTGGCGAGAACATGGAACCAGGTATTGCACCTAATCCTGCTTCTCTACCAATTGGTGAAACAAATACTATGGCAGAAGGTTCTTTCAAAAGAACCAGTGACAATAATACAGTTTCGATTCCAAACACAAAACTTTCAGAACCTGGAGGAATTGCTTCTCCCAATAATGTTGGTAATCAACCAGGTATTGCAGGTAGTAGTACTAATGCAACATTACCTAGAACACCAGAGAAACCAATTCCTGCAGCAAATGGTGTTGGTGGACCATGGAAAACTCTAGAGTATCAACTCAGTTATCTTTTAGAAGATATTGCAGATAGTGCTGGTAGTCTTGTAAAAGCAGAGAATGGTGACTTTTTAGATATTGTTACTGGAAAAATTGTAAAAGCAAAAGCATTAACTGCAAAACTACAAAACTTTTTGAGTGCTGTATTTGCTCAAGTTGTGTCTGCTGTTAGACAAGCTCTAGCAAACTTAGCAGAACAATTAGAACTTGTTAATTTGTTGGGTGGTGCTACTGGTGCTCCCTTTGTTATTTTTACAGCAATCCAATCAGCAATTACTACAATCCTGAGTGCATTATGTAATATTGACTCACAATTGATTGGTTATATTTCAGATCCAGTTGGCAGTGTAATTGGTTTTGTTGAGAGTCTATTAGAAGGTGCTATTTCAAAAGCACAAATGGTTTTATCATCGGTTCAGGAAGTAATTGACCAAGTAGTTTGTAAAGTACAACAAATTCTCGATCAAGTTCTTCAAATTGTTGATACTGTTACTACCATTGTTGATGGTGTTAAGCAAGCACAAGAAATTATTAATGCCTGGAAAACTGCAAGTGGCATCTTTGAAGATGGTACAGACTTAATTAAAAAGGGTATTACATCTATCAGTGGTCTAATTGCACTGTTTATTAAGTTTGCAACGTCTGGATGTAATAGAGAACCCAAAGGTGGTAAAGATACTGTTGGTTGGTATCCTTTATTCGGTGTTACTCATTGTACTGATGCAGAGTTAGACCAAATTAATAGAATTAGAGGAAAAGGTAGAGGTAGTTGTGGTGATAATGATAGTGGTGGAGGATTTTTAGACTCATTCTTCTCTCAAGCAGATCCATACCTAACTCAAGCAAAAACTTTCCTGGATGGTTCCTACGAAATGTGGGTTGGTACTCCTGGTCGTCAAGCAAGTGTTAAAAAATCTGCTAGTGGTACAACAACTACCAGTATTCGTGGAAACAATGCTGA